TCAGGAGTGGGAAGACGCTTATGCTAACGGTTTGGAGCTATTAGGGTTTAATTATGAAGAAAGAACACAGCCTTTTCGCGGTTCTTCAGGTGTTACACACCCTCTTTTGGCTGAAGCAGCGACACAATTCCAAGCACAAGCGTTTAATGAGTTACTTCCGGCCTCGGGACCCGTCCGAACAGCCATAGTTGGGGCCGAAACACGCGATAAACAGCAGCAATCGCAGCGTGTACGACAATTTATGAACTATTACATCACAAATGTAATGGAAGAATACACACCAGAGCTCGATCAGATGCTTTTTTACCTACCTTTGGCCGGTTCTACGTTTAAAAAAGTATATTTTGACGAAAATTTAGGCAGAGCGGTGTCAAAATTCGTGCCCGCAGAGCATTTAGTGGTGCCATACGAGACTTCTGACCTTGAAACGTGCCCAAATATCACACAAACACTGCGAATATCGCTAAATGAGCTCAGAAAAAAGCAAATAGCAGGGTTTTATTTAGATATTCCTGTGCTTCCGGGGCAGGCTGAGGGCGATTCTGTAAGCGATGAAATCAACAGAATAGACGGTATGACGCCTAATCAGATAGACTATGACTGCACTTTGTTGGAATGTCATGTCGATTTGGACATTGAGGGCTATGAAGAGAAAGATGATGATGGAGAACCAACAGGCATAAAAGTGCCTTATGTGGTGACAATTAGTCAGGATAATGGGCAGATATTGTCCATACGCCGTAATTATCGTGAAGATGATGATATGAAGCGCAAGATACAGTATTTTGTGCACTATAAGTTTCTACCCGGCTTTGGTTTTTATGGGTTGGGACTTATTCACACGATTGGCGGGTTGTCACGAACCGCCACAGCGGCACTGAGGCAGCTAATCGACGCCGGTACGTTGTCCAATCTTCCTGCGGGTTTTAAAGCCCGTGGACTACGGATCAGGGACGACGATGATCCGCTTCAGCCCGGTGAGTTCCGCGATGTGGACGCTCCCGGAGGGGCTATTCGTGACAGCCTAATGCCGCTGCCATTTAAAGG